CGAAGATACTCTCCAAATGCCAGAACGAGATTTTTGACAACCGGAGCGGATGCGAACATTTCTTCATACTGCTCGTGTGGAGGCAGAGCAATGAACGTTTCATCCTCGTTAAAGTGCCGTAGAAGTGACTCGACAGCAGTCCCGACCGTCCACGCCTCGACGTCGCCATCTTGGTACGTCTTCGCGGAATCCGTTCTGACTGACTCTGGGTCAATCCAGAAATAATAGAAATCCGTGTGCCCGGTCGGCTTGAACCGATTATCGATGATCTTGCCGTCAATCATCGGTTGAAACTCAAGCGGAATCGGCACCGTGTAGACCGTGCCGTTGTACTTCACCTTTTGGCCGCCGACAGGATTTCCAAAGTGATACGTTCGCATTGCCGCGCCGTACACTTCCTGCTCGCCGCTGTCTGCGATCGCGCCTTGATAGCCGAGCAGTTCTCCCCAGAAGAGGAGCCGGTCTTGAAATGCTGCGTCGTCCGATTCCACGTTTGGATCGTCGCTCAACTTCCAAATTTCCACCTGGACGTTTCCGCCTTCGGTGATCTCCTTATTGATAATGCGACGATTCTGCCCCGCCAAATTCGGAACGAGTGTTGCTTTCCACAGGCCAGACCCAGCGACGACAGACCACGAGACCGCCTGTGTGTACGGATCGTAATCCGCCAGGGTAGGACGTACTCCAGCCGCTGAAGCGATGAAGACGCCGATTCGATCTGTGGTCTTTGTCGAAGCCATTACTCAGCCGGAGCCTCTGGAGCAGATGCAGGATTTGCGGCCTTCTCCGCGGAAACTTGGTCGTCCCACTCCTTGCGGAAGTTGAACAATATGCCGCGATAGGCTTTGTCGGAGTTTCCGTACTTCGCGCGGCATGCTGTGACGAGTGCTTTGATTTCTGTTTCCATGATCAGTCCTTATTGAGTTCTCTGAATCCAGTGGAGTCGACCTTCGATCCACCATCCGTTTTGACCGCTGCCGTCGTATTTGATCGACGACGTTCGCTCCAAGCCGATAAACGTACACTTCGGATAACTGCATGAGAGAACGCCTTCAAAGAAGACCGTTCCCGTCAGTGTTCCGTTGACAGCATCGATGCCCGCCAGATTGACTTCGAGGTCGTAGTAAGACGAGAAGCCCTGATAGCGGATGTAGCATGAGAGATGCCGCGATTTCGTCTTGTCGATCAGATGTGCGACACCGTATAGGCCCGGCACCGTGAACGTCTGGATTGGCATGTCCCACGGGTCGGATTCGATCACGCCGTGATAGTTGCCGAAGAGTGTCGCGTCGTAGTCTTCCTCGCCTCGGTATTGGTAGAGAGCCATTACGGTCTCCCTTGCAGATTAGGGTTCACTGTCGGCTTGGCTGGAGGTGTGAGTTTTCCTGAGAGAACAGATGTTTGCTTGTTGATCGCGTCGACGATTGGAGCAGCGTCCATTCCAGCCGCGCCGCCGTTCATGCGTGCTTGCAAGTCTGCATCAGTGAACGTCGCCCCGCCTTTGTTCAGCCGCCCCATTGCTTGATTTCGTTGCTGTCCGCTTTCCCAGCCGTTGAATACCTGGACACCGGTTTGCGATCTTTGCAGCAACTCCTCGTCTGACACAGCACCCAACCCGTACATCATTTCGTCTTTGGCTTGCCACACCGAGTCGATGACGTTTTTGCCGATGCCTTGTCTTCGTGCGCGGTCGAGGCGGTTGATCTCGACCTCCTTGAGTAAGATCGTCCGGCGAGTCGTCGCATCGGCGTCTTCTAACTGTTTCTGCTGCTTGTCGAGTTCAGCCCGGTTCTTCTCTGCGTTGTGTCCTTGCAATTGGAAGTTGACTCCAGCCGTGAACATGGAAGAGTCGCCCATCGCAGCAACGTTCTTGTCTACGCCGTCGAGATTCTTCATCAACACGTCAGCCGCAGCGACGTTCTCATTGTTGAAGATGTCGCCCATGATTCCGGCGCGGCGCTCGATTGGTTGCTTCTCAACGGCAGTCTTGAGCGTGCGCAATGCGTCCGGCATAGATTCGCCGATAGCGTCGATGTCCTCTGGTTTCAGCCCGATTTGCTTGAGTGCCTTGCTGGCTTTCGTGTCAGTTGATGCCGTCGCCAGCTTCTGACCGATGTTTCGCATCTTGGTTCCAGCTTCTGAGCCAGACATCGCCCGCCGCAGTTCGGTCATCATTCCAAGACCGGTTTTCCAGTCGACACCCTGCATATTCAACACGGGAGCAGCCGTAGCGAATTCGGCCAAGTCACTGGCCTGAACTGGAGTATCGACCAGCCCTCGCATTGCCACTCCGATTCCCAGCAGGTTTTGGCCCGTCAGCTTCTGGTTGCTGGCTTTGAGGTACTTAGCCGCTGCGTCGATGTATCCCTTCGGATCAGCCTTCGCCATGTCGGATGTCTTGATGATCTTCAACGCACTGTCGAGGCTTTCACCTTCAGGAGCGTCAAACCCCGACGATGCAAGCTGCGAAGCGGTTCCGAATGCTTGGCTTGCTGTCGATGCGTTATCCCTCGCGACTTTCATGATTTTCGCAGAAGCCGCCTTGCGTTGATCCTCGGTTTTCAATCCGCCTTGGATCGCGTAATCCCGCGAGAGCTCGTCGATGCTCGCAACGGTTCCTTCCGCTTCATCCTGCATTCGTTTCTTTTCAGCCAGGAACGCACGAACGGCAACAGTTGCAGCCAACACTTTTGTCGCGATCATCGCGAAACCGTCAGCAAACTTGGCTGTTGCTCCTGTTCCGACTTGCTGCTCACTATTGAGCGCCCGGACTGATGCGGTGTTTTTGTCGAGTGCTGCTTTCGATGCGTTGAGCTTCGAGAGTTCGACATCCCTGATTCGGTTGAACTGTTCCGCCGTGATCATGCCCGCCTGCAAAGCCTGCTTGTAGCGGTTGATCGTCTGGATATACGCTTCGGCTGGTGTACGTGACTTCTCAATTGCCGCTGTCACTTCCTTGCGTAACTTCGTCTCTTCGTTTGCGGCCTGCCTCGATACCTTCATTGCCGCCAGCAACTTCTGGCTCAGTTGCTCATTTGCCTTTTCCAGCTTTTTGTATTCATCAAGCAGCCCCTTAGCATTGCCGGTGAACACGACTTCAGCGTTATTGCTCATGCTTGACTCCTGATCATGTCCAAGATGAGCGGTTCAGCCTTGTTTCCGTTCCAGATTTCTGAGTTCCAGAGCTTTGCGTGTGACTCCCATTCAGGACACAGCCGGTAGTTGAAGGAGAGCCCCATGCGAGCAAACTCGGTCAGCTCAGTGATGAAGATGTCACGCCGAGAATCAGGAGCCAAGGAGAGCAGTTCTCGCATCTCTCGGCAGCAGTGGCAGAACTCGTCGAATATCTGCATCGGGACCAGTTCCCATTTGCGACCACTAGCAAAACGCAAATCGAACGGCAGTTCTCGCTCGGCAGGAATCCACCATTCGCGACCGTCTCCGAGAAGCACTTTCAAGCTGCGATACGGGAATTTGCGTTGCAAGTCTTCGGGAATTGGCGGCGCGTCTGTTTTCCAGCCGACCCAATAGGCTCCGGCTTCCTGTTCGTCGGATGGCTCAGAGGGAAGCCACGTTTGCAGATGTGGATTAAACTGGTTGTAGTGTTGGCCGGAATTTGTCATCCATCCGAAGAGAGTGCCAGCTTTTCCATCTGGCCCCGGCTCGCACGTCTTGTAAAAGACATCTGCGCAGAGAGCAGGCAAACCAACGTTTGCCAGCGTCTGTTGGTTCGCCTTGCCGGGAATGTAGATCAGGAAATGCACGGGACTCTCTTCGGACGGAAAGAAGCTCAACCATGCTTAGGAAATCGCGGTTCCGGTGTTCACGGAAAGTTGAAATCCGTGGAGCCGCAATGTGACTTCAGCCGGTGTTCTGCCCTGTCCGCTGACCTGCTCCACGGTGATGATTCCACCGCCGAAACTGATTCCGATGTGAACTGTCGACGCATCGGCTACAACGGTTCCGCCCGCAGACTTTTTCCGCAAGTAGACATAGCCGTTCGTCATTGTGGTGAAGATAGTTCCGTAAGTGTTCGCGACCTCCTGATTCTCGAATGTCAGGTCAATCGTCGGGTTCACTTCACCAAGGAACGTGTGAGTCGGGTAGGTTCCGCCGTCGTTCGTCCGCTTCTCGTAAGCCACGCCAGTATTGATCTGTACGCCTGTGACTCCAGTAACGGTTGTGCTGTTTATCTTCACGAGACCAAGGCGAAACTCAGAAACGAACGTCTGAGATGCGAGAGTACCGTTGACGACAGACGTGGCTGGTGTTGCGTGGCCAGTCGATGAGAGCAGGCAGCACTCGACTTGAGCTGTTGCTGTTTCACCCTGCCTCGCACTGATCGATTGGACGTGAGCGAATCCAGCAGTCGCGCTGATGACGTAATGGTTGCCGCTCGACAGATCGCCCGCACATCCTTGGACTGCCCAAGGGATCGTAATCGTGGACGATGAAAGACAAAGACCTGTTCCAATGTCGATTCCGGCCAACATCGTCGCCAAGTCGGAAGTCGTCCAAGATGCGACAGGCTCCGCCTTGTTGAGATAGGTAGCCTCAGCGATGATCGCACCGCTTGACCGACCGCGAGTGATCTCCGCGTTTGGTGAATAGCTGGCCTGTGAACACTGCGCCAAAGTCAGCGAACCAAGCACGGCGTCGTGAATCATTGCGCCCATTTATGTGATCCTCTTTGCGCGTTTCCGCTGGTTCTCTGGCTTGTTCGCCAGCTCTTGGTAAGTCTTCGTGGCTAGAATCTGTGCGTCTTGGACTTCGCCGCGTGAGACCGCTTCGATTTCCTTGCGCCGCTGTTCTGTGAACTTGAATTGGTATTTGCCCGCAGCGACCGGCCCCTTGATGTAGAGCCTGCTTCTGTGCTGTGTCGCTGTGACAACCGAGTTGTTTCTTACTGCCCGCTTCAGCCGACCGGTTCGTACGTTGGGAATGTCTGTGCCGAACCGCTTGACCTTCTGACTGACGTATCGCGGGTTTCGAGCGACATAGCCGTAAGCACCACCAACCGCCGTTTCCGCGTTGTGCTGGAAATGCTTGCCGAGAGTCGACAGCCGGTGGTTTTTGGCCACTGCATACAGCGACTCTTTCATCAACTGGGCGTGCTTGCGGTCGGTGACTTGCGGAGAGCGAACGGTGATCTCTGTGAGTTCGACGGTCATGTACACAGCCCCTTGAAAGAGGCTGTCAGATGCGCGGTTCTTAACCACCCGTCTGCGATGTCGCCCGATTCTTCAGGAGCCACGAGACCCATTTGCGACAAGTCCCATTCATCAACCTGGAGGAATCCACCTGTCCCATTCACAGCGGCAGACCATTCGCGGATAAAACCTCCGAGCTTGTTCTGATGGTCAATCGTCTGGTTGAGCAGTTGCTCAGCCGTTCGACCGCGATACTGCTTCGGAACGAGAGTCTCAATCAGCACCATAAATGAGGCTGTCGTGTTCTTTCCGCTGGTTGTATCGCGTTCAATCAGAAGATCCGGCATGTATCGAACGATGATCCGTGGTGGTGTCGTACTGGGTTCTTCGTCGTCTTCATCGGGGATCGTGTCGCCAAGGATCTTCGCCAGCCCTGACGCCTTCGTGGTCGCTGTAATCAAGTCGCCGTCATCAACGATCGACTTGAGTTCCTCATATGTGCCTTCTGGCTTGAGTTGCATCGCCTGCCACAACTCGGACTCAGCGAGCAAAGCCCGCATGTACGAGAATGACAAGGCCAGCGTTTCAACAGCCGACACGATGACCACTTAGATAACTCCCAGAGAACTGCCGCGCAGATCACCTTTTCGCTGCTCAATCAAAATGGACTGCATTCCGTTTTGAGGAGGAGACACCGCCGTGGTCTGGTAAATCACTCCGTTGATTTCCCATCGATCGGACATACGGATTGACGAATCAGAGGCGAGCGAGAGACCGCCTCGAATTCGTGCGTCACGCTTTCCATCACCAGAGATCACGGCAGCGTCCTCCCACGTGACTAGGGCGGTCACGTTTTGAGGCTTTCGCACGCCTTCCACATGACGACGAACGATCTCCGCAAAGTCTTCTGTTTCCAGAAAGACCGCTGAAACATCGATCGCCATCATGCTTGAGAGCGTCATTAGGCACCGTATGCGTACTTATACTGACAACGCACAGAGGCGATTGTCACGGCAGGCACACCGGTTCCCGATGCCTTCTGGAGTTGCACGTAAGGCTGAACATTTTGGCCGGAAGTCACCGCCGACATGTTGAACGTGGTTCCCGAAGCAACCCGCTCACCGTCGATGTAGAACCGCACGTCTGACAGTCCGTTCGTGAAGTCGATCACGAATTTCTTGTAGACTGCTGCCAGGGTCTGGCCGGTTGCGACATCGTTGTTGTCGGTGGTGTTGTCGTCGGTCTCGACCACAACTGCGGTCGTCGACGCTGATCCTTCCATACGGAACCAAGCGTTGACGGTCACAGTGTCGGCTGTGTCGTTCTTGCCCGACGCCACGCCAAAACAGAGAGTCGTCACTGAGTCGATGCCAGAAACCTTGGCGACATACTCGACGGTCTGAAGTTGTGCCAGATCGAGCGGCAGAACATCGTTGGTGTACAGCGTGACGATTTCCGCCTCGCTGGTTGACGCCAGTGTTAACACTGCAGCGCCGCCGTCTTCAGTCGCGCACAGGTAAGTTGGAGTTCCCGACGACGAAACGTCGTAGATTGTCCAACCGTTTTGGCCAGGAGTCGTGGTAAACGCCTGAGCCCGGTCAAAGAAGTCGCCGCCATGACACGGCCATTCACGTACGCCACGAGCAATCATGTTTCGTTCCTTTCGAGAGTGTGCGGCTATTCGCCGACTGAGCTATTCGCGGGAAACATTCCCGAGAAGACAGCCGGTGGCCTACCTTTTGGTAGACCACCGGCGCAACATTTTGCTTACGCTCCAGCGTGTCGCTGAATGCCGCGATGGTTGATCGGAGCAGCCGCGAAACTCTGGAGAATGATGAACGACTGAGACATCTTCCGTTCGTCCATGAAGGAACGAACGACTGGAGTCTCTTGCCCCTGGAGGAAGCTCACTTCCACCGTGTCGATCTGGTTGGTGTTAGCAAACAGGTAGAACGCGGTCGTCGAGTTGGCATCCAGCAAAGGCTCAACGATCGGAATCAGCCCGTTGTTGATGTTTGGGATACCAGCAATCGAAGCCTTCGGGTCAGACTGCGATGCGACGAGCTGCAACAGGGTTCCACGCAACGCACTGGGCATGGCGATGTAGCGAGGCATCAGACCGAGAACGTCAGAAGATTCGACGTTTTCGGGAGTATTCTCGCCTCGCATCTGCATCATGTTGTTAGTCAACAGATTCAGAGCGGCTGTGTAATCCGAGATGGAGCCGGTTTCCGTGTTCTTGCGTTTGCGATTGCCTGTCGCAGCCGAGAACAGCGAAACGCTGTCGTATGCCATCATCGGGTTGCTTGTGATCTGAGACCACGCAACCGCGTTCACGGTTCGAGCAGCAGCCGCACCCATCTGAGCAGGAATTCGGCTCAGTGCGTCCATGTCGTCATTGACAAGCAGGCGATAGCTGAAGTCGATTTCGAGCGAACGAGCTTCGACCGCATACGTGACCTTTGCATCGGTCATGCTCGCCTTTTCTGGGTTGACGTTGTCGTTCCAAACAGGAATGTTCGGAACAGCACTCAGGCGAATCGTGTGCTTGTTCTTGAAATCCTGCGCACTAGAGCCCTGACGCATTGGACCGCGCCAAGTTGCCGGAGTCTCGGTGTATCCGACGCTCAGCGACTTGTTGACCGCATCCAGGGTCAGCGACGGGAAGCTGCCAGTCGTGTGATAGGCACCACCCGACCGCACACCGATCGAAGCAGAACCAAAGAGCGCACATTGTGCGACTTCTTCACGTGTCAGACCGCGAACATCGACACCGCTTGCGTGAACGACCTCCTTGGCCATGTCGAACAGGGATGCGTTGCGGAAAGTCACAGCACCCTTGGAACGATCAGCCGCTGGCAGTGCGTTTTCCACAGCCTTTGCGCTGGCTCCACAGTTGTCGAGAGCCCGCAGAGTGATCGCTTGACCGATGTCAGTTCGCAGACGGTCGAAACCATCACCAGTGACACGGATGGATGGTCCAGAACCGAGCTGTTCGGCCCGCTTGGCTTTCTCGTCCTTGAGTAGCTTGCGAACGGCTTCAATGTCGCCGAGTTCGCGAGCCTGTGTCTTGAGATCGTTGCAGTCTGCGAGGTCGCAGAGAACATCGACTTCCTTGACGAATGCCGAGCGCTGTGACTGTTGCTCAGTCAGAGCAGCGCGGATGGCGTCTTGGACGGTTTTCTGAATGTCGATCGATTCGGGCTTCTGTGCCTCAGTTCGATTCTCTTCGGTCTTTGGCGTGCCGAGCTTGTCAGCATTGGCCAACAGCCAGCGCTGAGCCTCGTCGTCGGACAAGCTCGCGTCCATGCCACGGCTCACGAGCAGCTTGCGGAGTTCTTCATTCATCGAAAATTGTCCTTTCTCGGACTGGAATCGAAAGGCTGTCGGGTCCAGTCCCCGCAGCTTCGCCTGAGCGTCGGCACCGATCGGGGTCAACGAGACTTCCCTCAGCCGCCACTTCGTCACCACATTCACGGGTCCGACGTAATCGCGGCCCGATATGGTTTTTGTCTCACCGTTTGGAACGTATGACCGTTTCAGAACCTCGTAACCGACAGAAACGTCAGTCACATGGCCTTCACGGACCTTGGTGAATTCGTTGTTTGCCGCCTCACTGAAATGGAGGCGGGCCGTGAGCTTGTTGTCAGCAACCTGGATATCGCGAGCAGACCCGAGTTGATCGCTGACCGATGCCCGGTTGTGCGAATCGAGAAACGGCACTTGGCGGGACTTCGGAATCTGTGCGCCGCTCGCAACCAGAACCTCTGGGATTATTTCCATCCGCTGCCAGTCGGGCATGTCGACGGGTGTTTCCGTGGAAATGTCTGCCTCGATCGTGCGCGACTCCAGATCCAGCGAAGAGGATCGCAGAGACAACGAGCGATAAGCAGACTCTTCGCACGATGCGGCCCGCTGGCCGTTCCTGTGCATGCGACTAGGCGACGGCATTTGTGGCCCCATCTGGTTGCGGAGCGGGATCAGAAGCGGCTGGCGAAGCGTTCGCAGCCTGCTTATTGGTTTGTGCGATTACGTCGTTTGCCCCGATGCCAAGGATGTTGTTGACGATTTCAGGTGGCAGGCTGAGCGATTCAGCGGCCTTGTAGACTTCGGCGGCATCGTTCAGCACATCGCGCCAGTTCACGTTGACTTTGGCACACTCAAGCTGGAGCGAGCTGATACCGATCTGCATGCGACGACCAGCAGAGTCTGCGTCGTCCATCGGGTTGATCGAACGGCTTACAGGTCCTTGCCACTTGCAAGCCGTGTAGCGTCCTGGCGAATTGGCGAACTGCTGGGTAGTGACGATGCCATCGAAGTAACCGTCTTCGATCGCCGACTTGATGACGGCTTCCCAGATCGGCTGACAGAAGCCTGACGCAAACCACTCTTGGAGGGTTTCAATCTCTGGCCATGTGTCGTTATCCGCAGCCTTCTCGGATGAGAAAGAGCTGTCGCGGTAATCTCCGGTGACCGTCGAAGCCTTCACGCCAGGAGAGCCAGCCGCCACGCTCCGAAGCATGTGATTGGTGAACGCCTCTGGGTTCATGTTCGGCTGATTCGGGCTGTGCAGCGAGAAGCTGCCATCCTTGCCCGTGTTGATCAGCATTGCGGGCTGAATCTTGGTGATCTGATTGCCGTCAACGTCGGTCAAATCAGTCCCATCGGCGGTTTCCGGACTGGTTTCCTGTGCTGCGTTCAGTCCGAATCGAGCGGCCCCACTCGGTTTCGAGTAGCTTCCCACAACGCACGCCGCCATCGCGGACGACTTCAGGACGTTGTATTGAAGGTCGCTGATGTCGCGAGACGTGAGCAGCGCAGAAGCAAACCATGGCGTGCCTATGTACTGGTCGAGATCGTCTTCAACGAACAGGTGGCCGATTTCCGCAGCCGGTCGACGCTTAGCAGTCGAGAACGCTGGATGCGTTTCTCCCGGTCGGATCGCGTTGATGAAATAGGCAACACGTCGACCGGTGACATCCAATTCGATGCCGCGATAAAGCTGATTGCCTTCTGCGACCTGATTAGCTGGAACGTCTTCGTCCTTGGCCAGCCTCCCACCGTCGATCAATTGCAGCGTCAACGGCACCGGGATATCGCGGGCGATTTGCTCAGCCGCCTGCATCGGCACCAAGCGAAACAGCACATGGCCCGAGAGAATGACCATCTTCAAGGCGAGTCGCTGCAAGCCAGGGAACGTTAATCCGCCCTTGCCCGGCTTGCCTCGGAAATCGAAGCCCGACTGAATCGAAGACCAGAGTTGCTTAGATCGCTGGCGGAATTTCTCGTTCGGCGAACCGTCTGGATTCGTCGCGCTCGATTCGGGCTGCATCCCAGCGCCGATCACCTTCGACTGAATCGAAGAGACGATTTTGCGTGCGTACGTGTTGTTGCGGTAGAGACGCCACGAGTCCCAGACAAGTCGATCAATATCGACTGCTGGCTGTGCATTCTCTTTGCTCTCAACGGCAATTCTGTGACGATTGAACCGGTTGAGCTTTGCCGCCTGATAGCCGCCCTTGGAGTTCGTGAAAGCGTTGATCTGCGCCATCGTAGCGCGGGCTCGCAAACGCTCAGCGCCCCACTCGGGAGAGATCCATCCGATCACTGCATCAAGAGGGTTCATTGTGGCCCCCACATTTGCAGGAGGCTGCACATTGAACCGCCACCATCAGATGCCGCCGACACCTCGTTCATAAGGTCTTTGCGGAACTGCATCAACGCACGCAGATCGGCCATCTGTTTTTGACGACCACCCGGCGCGGAGTAGCTCTGTGCGGTCAGAGTATTTCTGATCGCCGTGCTGACATCTTCCAGCAGTTCTGAAGCGGATGCGGCCATTCAGCGAGTTTGGAACACTCTCGCCGCAATTTGATTACCAGTGTTCACAGACTGTAAACGAGAATCCGAGAATCACCGCTCACCATCCAAATTCACTATGCGATGCTCGATCTTCGTGACGATCAACTGCACATGAGCCGTCCAAGTGTGACCGCATGGAGGACGGGTTGGATCAAGCGTCTGACGGCACTTGTAATACCGCACGCCGTCTCGAGTAGACGTGCAATCTCCATAACCACCATTACCACTCCAGCAAATCGGGCATCGGCGACACTCCGCGATTCGTGCGGGGTCGACTGTCTTTGCTTCCGGCGCGTCCGTGCGTCCTTCCTCCAGGTTCACTCGCTGTGTTTCCGGTGTCGCTCGTCCTTGCCGCTTACTCATTCCACGCCCTTCCGTCTGGTCGACGATCGCCCTGATTGATGAAGACTGCATCTTTACCCTGTGTTCTGGTCGTGCTGCGTTCTGGCAGTCCGTATTCCTCGACAGTAGCTCGAGACAACGCCAGACCGTACCGAACAACGTCGCGGTAATCATTCGGCCTAGATGTGTACCGCTTGACCCACAATCGAACCGCATTTCCGCGCCGGTCGATCTTGTCGGACAACATTCCGTTGCAGAGCTGGTCTAGGAAATACGTGTCCCGGTCGAGACCTTCAGCGAGGCTTAACGATCCTGGTTCACCGGGAAGCCGCGAATCCAACCTGTCCTGGAGTTCTGTTTCCCAGAAGTCGGTGTTCACTTCAAAGAGCTGTTGCCCTTTGTTCTCGCCTTCCGCCACGTCCCCGACGCGAAACGCCAGCCCGCGCATGTCGCCTTTCGACCCTTTGAGTGCCAGGATTCCCGGATGCGAGTTGCAGAAGTCGTACGTCGTCTTCGTGTCCCAGCCTGAATCGATCGCGACGGACAGAGGTTGCATCGAGTTTCCTCCGTCTGCGTGCTGGTATGGTCTACGCATTACCGTTTCCCACAGTTCGCCCAGTGTCCGCGCCCATCCGATTTCCATGACGTGAGATTGCTCGCGTTCGCCATGTGCCATCACGCCGAACAGCCGATATCCGCCTTCCGATTCCTGCTGGTCAACTGTCACAGTGATGAACCGTCCCCACTCGGGAACAACGCCGCGTGGAATGTCCGTCTTTAGTCGCTTACCGACTTCATCAGGTCGAGACTTCGAGGGGCGAACTTCCCACGTCTCCGCCATGTAAGAATTCACCACGTCTTGCAGCTCTCGCGGCTTTCCCTGGGCTGATAGCCACATTCTCGGGAAGCTGCCCCATGTCTCTGTAAGTGCGTACCATGACGGCAAGGGACCGAATCCGATTGTGTCGCTGGCCTGTCGTTCGTTCTCTCCGACGATCTCGCCATAGATGTTCACAGTGCAATCCGTCGGGCACCACACACCCTTGCGCAACATCGGGGTTCGCTCGTGGTTTTGAATTCGGTGTTCGCAGAACTGGCAAATGTAAACCGCAGTTTCGTAGGCAATTTCGGGATCGCTCTTTCCATCTCCATCATGCCACCACCAGAAGCCGCCCGGTCGACCTTGAACGCCTTTCTTGAGGACTTGGAACTCGCCGCACTTCGGACAGGGGACGTGGCGAAGATGCTGATTAGATTCAAGCAACAATGCTTCGATCCTGCTCCGGCCCTTTATTGTCGGTGTCGATTCGATAATCCGCTTGTGATCCGGAAATCCCTTTGTTCGATTCAGAAACAGCTTGAGCGGGTCGGCTTCTTCGCTGATTGACGTATCCCATTTGTCTATTTCGTTTGCAATTCCATAGAAGGCTCCAACGTCAGCAAGGCTCGTTGTCGACCCTGACCAACCGACATACACGCGACAGCCTTGGAGCCTGACGCACTCGTTCGATCTTCGATTCTCCGATGGGAGTTTCAGCCCCTTTGTGTTTTCCAGGATCGGCCAAAGACGCTCACCGATGACACGAACAGCCGCGCCTCTCGTTGACGACGAGAACATCATGTTTCGCGGATTTGTCTTGGCGATCTTTGCCGCCAGTGCCAGGCAAAGAGTTGTTTTTCCGAGTCGCGTCCCCCATTGCGTCAGGATGGTCCTGATTCGTGGATTGTCGAACGCATCCAAAGGTCCGTCATGATGGGGAAACGCAGAGAGCGAAAACGGCAATCCGCCAGTTTCCGTACCCTGTGGCATCGAGACGTTTTCCGGCAACCACTCGCGCGAAACGACGTGCGGTGGTGGGGCGAGCAGTGATGCGGCAGAAAGTGCGATCAATGCGTGAGTGACTCCTCAAGTTTTTTCAGGAATGCGTCTTGGATGCTTCTCGAAATTCGACGGCCAACTAAGTGAGCTGAAGCCATCGGCCACTTGCACCAATGCGAATTCGGAGTTGTCAGATATTCCTCTCTCGTCAACGCAGCGAACCGCGCCGCGTCTTCCTCGATTCCTTTTTCGAGTTCTTCGTCCGTGAACTTGCTGTAATCAAATTCATACATCGCTCTCTCCGATCTGCTTTAGTTCCAACCGACGACTCGCCGCAGTCAACGCATCCCGCAAATGCCTGTCAGTCTCCGCACGCACAAAGTCTTTCATTTCTGGTGGGGCTGCTGCGGTCAACATTTCCTTGAGCTGCATTGTTGCTTCGCGGAATTCGACGATGGCTGTGGATGCCCAGAGTTCGACATCATCGACGTGCAGGAGCTGACGGCGTTTCTCTTGGAGTTCCAACCGGTCTGATTCGAGCTTCACCTGCCCGAGTTCGTAGTTCTGTTGGGCCTGCTTGGCTTTGAGATCAGCTTGTGTGAGCCACTCCTCACGCCAGCGAACGATGTCGCGAAGTGGCCATGCGCCTGCTTTGCCTGGAATCGGAGGAATTCGTGCTGTCCACTGGCGCACGGTCGGTTCAGCCAGCCCGAAGAATTCCGCAACCTCACCGAGACTTTCGACTGTGAACGACTTGCCATCCTGTTCCTTCTGCTTGTGTTCCTCGATCAGTGTTGCGACGACTTCAACTTGTTCCGGTGTCTGTGCCAGATCCAGCAGTCTGTGTAAGGCGTCGTCGTAGCTCTTGCTTCCGTTGCTCAAGGTTTTCTGCCGTCACTTCGAGGACGATTCGATTCTCTGGCGGTCCTGCGTCGTCGTTCTGTTTCAGAAGCATTGATAGCGTTTTCACCGCAGAAACTGACACAGCATCATCATCGCAGAACTCA